GAAATGAAGAAAGACGGCGTAGGCATGGGCAAAATGGATGCCGCAGGTGCAGACAAGAAGTTTGACACAGGCCGCACAGCAGGGATTTGCTACGAACACAAGCGTGGCGATTGTAAGTAAAGCGAAAACCCGATAATTACGAGTTATCGGGCTTTCTAACCAAACATAAAAGGAGTTATGAATGGCTGCAATCAATTCTAGTGCCTCATGCTACGACTGTCTATTTTGGCTGCGTGGCGATATGATGGGGCAATGTCGGCGTTTTCCTGAGCACTTAAACAAGCATCAAAACGACTGGTGCGGGGAATACAGCAAGATACCAAGCCCAAAATATGAACCCGTGGTTGCCAAGCGTGGCAGACCTGCTAAGGGAGAATCAAATGAGGCTTAAACCTTTACGAGATCGTATTGTTGTTAAACCTGTAGAACGGGTTAAGAGTTCGATCTTGCAGGTTGTAATGTCAGAAAAAGACAACATGGGCACAGTAGTAGCTGTTGGCCCGCAAGCTGAAAACAAAATACAGCCAGGCAGCTTTATCCGGTTTGGAACAATGGGTGATAACGAGTATCTAAGCTATCAAGAATACTTTGAAGGCGATGATCGTTATCTGATTATGTCTTGGAAAGATGTGTGTTTTATTGAGGAAGGGCAAGATGCGGCATAAATTTGCCAATAACGGCACATTGCCTGACAACTTAAAATTAAATCAACTTAGATATGACGTTAAGAAAAAGTATGGTTTGAGCCTTGATGAAGCTAGATATTTAAGGTCATTGCCGTGCGAAATTTGTGGCACAAAAGCAAAAAAGATGTGTATTGATCACAAAATACCTAAAACATATCGTGGGGTTTTATGTCAACAATGCAATACTAGGTTGGGTTGGTTTGAAAAAAATAGAGATGTAATTATTGATTACTGCGAAAGAGGGCCACAAAATGCCATTAAAGAAATCAGCAAGCAAAAAAGCGTTTGAGCAAAATGTTAAAGCCGAAATTAAAGCGGGTAAACCTGTTAAACAATCGGTTGCCATTGCGTATTCGGTTAAGCGTGAGGCTAAGAAAAAATGAACATTGAGTTAAGTCCACAAGAATTGAACTTTATTATTGCTGCATTGCGGGAATTTCCTGTTGTGGTGGCTAAGAGTTCTGAAGATATAATTAGAAACATAGCAAAACAGGTTGAACCTGTGGATAACTCTGTGGATAACTCAGATAAGCCTGTGGATAACTCTTAATTATGTCAAGTATTTAGGGATTAAATCAATGTCTCAGGTAGGCGCACCTAAAGGCAATCAGAACGCAGCTAAGAGTAGGCTGTTCTACGATGCTATGCGTAAGAAACTTGTGCAAGAGCCGCATCGGTTAAACAGCGTGGTTGAGGTGCTGATCACGGCGGCAGAGGAAGGCGAGCAATGGGCTGTCAAAGAGTTGATAGATCGTATTGATGGCAAAGCTATCCAAGCTAATACGCTAGAGAACGCAGATGGCTCACCATTGCTTGCGGGCATCCAAGTCACATTTGTAAAACCGAATGAGTGATATTGTAGAAAATGCGATAGCTAAGGCCGAGTTTCCGGTCAAGCTATCTTGCCTGTTTGAGAAATCACGTTATAAGGTTTTGTACGGTGGGCGAGGCGGGGCTAAGAGTTGGGGTGTGGCCCGTGCCTTGTTGATCTTGGGGGCTAAACGTCCATTACGCATTCTGTGCGCCCGTGAATTCCAAACTTCAATTAAAGATTCTGTGCACAAGTTGCTATCAGATCAGATTGATGCCTTGGGTATGCATGGGTTCTATGAGATCACGCAATCATCAATTCGGGCCATCAATGGTACTGAAATAGCGTTTGTGGGTTTGAAAAACAACGTAACCAATATCAAATCGTTTGAAGGCGTGGATATTTGTTGGGTTGAGGAAGCCCAAAGCGTGTCAAAACTTAGTTGGAACGTGCTAATTCCAACTATCCGTAAGCAAGATTCCGAGATATGGGTAACGTTTAACCCTGAATTAGAATCGGATGAAACATATCAGCGGTTTGTATTGAACCCGCCCGCTGATTGCATAGTGCAAAAGATTAATTGGTCGGACAACCCTTGGTTTCCTGAAACCCTGCGCCTAGAAAAGGATGCGCTAAGGGATCGTGATGTAGAGGCATACAACACGGTGTGGGAAGGGATTTGCCGACAGACGGTGGATGGGGCTGTGTTTGCCCGTGAAATGCAGATGGCAGAGTTAGACGGACGGATTACCCGTGTTCCGTATGATGCCTCAAAGCCTGTCCACGCCATATTTGATTTGGGTTGGTCGGATGCCACGGCTATTTGGTTTCTACAGTTTGTAGGGATGGAAACCAGGCTAATTAGGTATGTGGAAGATAACCAACGCACAATTCAGCACTATTTGGCCTTAATGCAAACTTACGGGTATGTATATGACACGCTGTGGTTGCCTCATGACGCAGAAAACAAGACACTTGCCGGAAATGGGCGAAGTATTGAGGAAATCGTCCGAAATGCAGGGTTCAAAACCCGCATCATTGGCAAAACCCCGATTACCGATTCTATTAACGCTGCAAGGACGATCTTTTCAAACTGTTGGTTTGATAGAGAAAATTGCCACGAAGGATTACAATGTTTAAGACATTATCGGTATGAGGTTGATCCTGATACCAAAATGTTTAGTAAAACGCCTGTGCATGATAACTTTTCGCACGGCGCAGATGCGTTTAGATATATCGGATTGATGGTAAATGAACCTAAGAAACCGAGGCCAAATAAGCCCGTTTTCGTACAAAATGCTAGTTGGATGGGCTAAACATGGCTGAAAAAACAATGGATTTCGATAAGCGGATTGATGAGGCCAAGCAGTTTTTACGCCTAACGTCCGACTCTGACACACAAAACCGATCAGAGGCGTTAGAAGATTTACGCTTTGCCGCAGGTGATCAATGGCCCGTAGAGATTCAGAACAGCCGACAACTTGAGGCTCGCCCATGCCTGACAATCAATAAGATTGATGCGTATGTGCGACAGATTACAAACCAACAGCGACAGCAACGCCCACGGATTAAGGTGCACGGTGTAAGCAGCGAAACCGATGCGAAGATGGCAGAAATCATTACAGGAATATGCCGCCATGTTGAGGTTAATAGCGATGCTGATAATGCTTACGATCACGCTTTCGATTACGCTGTGCGTATGGGTTGGGGCTATTGGCGTGTGGTTACTGATTATGTAAGCGAAGATAGCTTTGATCAGGAAATCTATATCCGCCCGATTGAGAACCCATTTACCGTTTACTTTGATCCAAACTCAACAGCACCCGATGGTTCAGATGCCGAGCGATGCTTGATCACAACGGTAATGGATAAAAAACTATTTAAAAAGTTATATCCAAACGCAGATGATGGCTCAGGCTTTACGATGCGTGGCACAGGCGATAGCGATGCCGAATGGGTGATGAAAGAGGATATTCGCATTGCCGAATTCTTTTACACAGAGCGCAAACGTGCTCGCCTGGCATTGTTGTCCGATGGCACATCCGCATTTGAAGATGAATTACCCGATCCCGTAGCATTGGCATCCGCAGGGATTGAAGTGCTTGATTACCGTGAATCGTTCAAAAAGGTAATCAAGTGGTGCAAGCTAACCGCTATGGAAATCCTAGAGGAAGGCGAATGGGCAGGTAAATTTATTCCTGTTGTGCCCGTCTACGGTCAACAGCTTATTGTTGAGAACAAGCGCAAAAAGTTTGGCTTGGTACGCATGGCGAAAGACCCGCAGCGTATGTATAACTTTTGGCAAACGGCGGCAACGGAATCGGTTGCACTAGCACCTAAAGCTAAGTGGCTGATTGCTGAAGGTCAGGACGAAGGCCACGAAAACGAATGGGCAGCGGCTAACATTAAATCTAGTCCCGTCCTACGGTACAAGCAAAAAGACATTGAGGGCACACCTGCGCCTCCACCACAACGTTTGCAGCCTGAGCCTCCACCAAATGGCATATTGGCACAATCAGCCGCTATCAATGGCGATTTGCAGTCGGTATTGGGCATTTTTGACCCAAGCCAAATGCCAACGGGCAATGTGTCGGGCAAAGCGTTGCAAGGTCAGCAACAACAAGTGGATATGTCTAACTTCCACTATTTTGATAACCTGACCCGATCAATCCGTCACACAGGCAAGATCATCCTAGATTTGATCCCCAAGATATACGACTCCGAGCGTGTGATGCGTATCATTGGTGATGATGGCAAGCCTGATTTGATTACTATTAACCAACGGGCCGCAGATGAATACGGCGTTGAGCGTGTGCTTAACGATGTGACGATTGGGCAATATGATGTTGTGATGGATACAGGCCCAGGCTATAACTCCAAGCGTCAAGAGGCTGTAGATTCAATGATGAGTTTGCTCACGGCTGATCCGGCATTGATGCAACAAGCGGGCGATCTGATCTTTAGAAACATGGATTTCCCTGGCGCAGACATTATTGCGGATCGTTTGGCAGCGGCTAACCCATTGGCTCAGATTGACGATAAATCAAATGTGCCGCCACAGGTTCAGATGCAGTTGGCGCAATCCAAGAAAGTCATTGAGGAATTAACGCAACAGATTCAAGAAATGACCTTAGATATGAAGTATGGCGCAAGCGTTGCTCAACAGAAAGATGAGGCAGCAACTAAGCGCAAACTTATGGAAGTTACCGCTAAGGCTCATAACACCGAAACAATGGCAGAGGTTAAGGTCAACGATCAAAACACCCGTGCGATCACTAGCCAAAACAAAACAGAGATTGATGCGATTGTTCAGTTGTTGTTGCATCACATGGATACAGGAAGGCTTATGGCTGAGATTGATCGCCGCAATGCCGAACAAGCACAGTATGCAACGATTGCTGCACAAGATATAGATCAAGGACAGAATCCGTTAATGCCTCAATAGGTATTGACTATCTGTTAATATAGTTTAATATATTCAGTAACCTTACCAATTAGGTTTTAATTGGGTTAATTCTTGAGGCAACTCATGTCAGAACGTGAAGCTGGTACTGTAGTAACAAGTGAAAATTTAGCCGATTGGACTGCCAATAAACTTGGTTTAGCTGTAGATGATGCTCCCGCTGTGGCTGATGCACAATCAGAGCCGGAGGTTGAGGCGGAATCACAGAGTGAACAGGTTGCAGAACAAGAAAGCGAAGTAACAGAAAAGCCGAAACAAAATCCTAAACTTGAGAAACGGTTTTCGGAGTTAACTAAACAGCGTGAGGCAGCTAAAGCGGAAGCGGCAGCGGTCAAAGCTGAAAAAGAAGCTCTTGAAGCACGTTTACGGCAATATGAACAGCAACAAGCCCCTGCGAAAGTAGAGGATGAGTTGGGATCAGAGCCGCAGCCGAGCCAATTCCAAGATGCATTTGAATATGCAAAAGCATTAGCGGAATACTCGACTGAAAAGGCATTACGGGATCGGGATAGGCAAGAGGCAGAACGGAAAGCCGCAGAGGAACGTAACAAGGTTGTACAAACTTGGACGCAACGTGTGGAGCAAGTGAAAGCTGAATTGCCTGATTTTGAGGAAATGGTGCAATCTGCGGATGTTGAGGTTAACTCAGATGTGCGGGATGCCATTATTGAAAGTGATGTAGGCCCAAAAATCCTATATCACCTTGCCGAAAACCTCGAATTCGCTCGATCATTGGCAGCAATGCCTACCGCAAGAGCCTTGCGAGAAATTGGGAAATTGGAGGCACGATTTGAAACTGCGAAAGCAGATGAAAGTGCGCCTCAAAGCAAACCTGTTGCTGTGAAGTCTAAAGCACCTGCACCAATTAGCCCTATCAAGGCAACTTCCGGCGCAATGGATGCCCCTATCGACTCGAAAGGCGAGTTTCACGGGACATATCAGCAATGGAAAGAAGCCCGTAAAGCTAAACGGATCAGGTAATTAACCCAATTTAAAAGGAAATCAAAATGAGTAATACCTTACTCACCATTTCCAAGATCACTAACGAAGCCCTAATGGTCTTGGAAAACGAACTGACATTTACGTCAGAAGTTGATCGTAACTATGACGATCAATTCGCAGTAGTTGGTGCAAAGATCGGTAACACCGTTAACGTTCGCCGTCCTGGTCGCTTTATCGGTACAACTGGCCCTGCATTGAACGTTGAAGATTTCAACGAAACATCCGTGCCTGTTACCCTCAGCACACAGTTCCACGTTGACACACAGTTCACAACTCAGGATTTGGCTCTGTCGCTCGATATGTTCAGCGATCGTGTTCTGAAGCCCGCAGTTGCAGCTATCGCCAACAAGATTGACCGTGACGGCTTGGTTATGGCTAAGAACAACACGGCTAACATCGTTGGTACAGCAGGTACACCGCCTACAGGTTTGATTACATACCTGACAGCGGGTGCTTACCTTGACAGCGAAGGCGCACCCCGTGACGGACGCCGTTCGTGTATCGTTGAGCCTTTCACATCTGCAACTATCGTTGACAGCTTGAAGGGTCTGTTTGTGCCACAGGAAGTTATTGGCGATCAATACCGCAAGGGCTTGATGGGTCGTGACTCCGCAGGTATGAACTGGAAGATGGATCAGAACGTTGTGTCGCAGACATTCGGCTCATGGGCTGGCGGTACTGCATCAACGCTGACAACCAACACAGCAACGTTCACAGGTTCGCTCACAAGCGGTTGGGCACAAACATCGACAATTACTTTGGCACAGGGCGCAACAATTACTCTGAACCAAGGCGATGTGATTCAGATCGCAGGTGTTTACGCTGTCAACCCACAGAACCGTCAAGCCTACGGCACGAACAAGCTGCGTAACTTTGTTGTTACAAGCACCGTGACAGGCACAGGTTCGGGCACAATGTCGGTAACTGTTAGCCCCGCTATCATTACCGCAGGTCAGTTCCAAAACGTTTCTGTTGCTACTACATCATCGACTGCTACTGTCACGCCTTTCTCGGCTGGCGTATCGGGCGCAGGTGTTGTATCGCCACAGAACATTATCATGCACCGCAACGCATTTACGCTTGCTTGTGCTGATTTGGAATTGCCCGAAGGTGTGCATTTCGCTGGTCGTGCCTCCGATAAGGAAATCGGCCTTTCCATGCGTGTTGTTCGTCAATACACCATCAACAACGATTCGATCCCGACTCGTCTAGATGTGTTGTACGGATGGGCTCCACTCTACCCTGAACTCGCTTGCCGTGTGGCAGCTTAATTAGGAGGACGAAATCATGTCTAACCCAGGCCCAGCAAGTACCCAAACCTACCACTATTTGTTTAATGGCGATTCTACCGATGGCGTTCAAATCGGTGGTTCGGCAACAAACTTGGTTGGTTTCTACGGTGCAACTCCCGTTGTTCAAGCCGCAGCAATTACTACCATTGCAACAAACGCAACTGGTACAGCAATTTCTGTAGCCGTAAACAGCGTTATCGCAGCACTAAAAAACGTTGGCTTAACAGCCTAATGTTGCAGTAATAAGCCCGCCCCCTAAAAAGGGCGGGTTTTTTCTATGGGGGATGAATGAACGTAACGATTGCTATACCTGCATACACAGGCAAAATCTGTATGGGCACAATGCGATCCCTGATCAATGATTTAATGCTTTTGGTTGATCGTGGCGATACTTTTACACTAGTGGATAATATTGGCAGCGCATATATAGCGGATTGCCGTGGCGCAATAGCTACAAATTTCTACTATTCCGACTCCGATTGCTTAGTTTTTATAGATGATGATGTTGCTTGGCAATCAGGCGCATTGCTCAAACTAATTGATCATCCTGTAGATTTGGTAGGCGGAATATACCCATATCGGGTTGATAATCTGAATTTCCCCGTTAAATACCTAGATAAACCTGAATTATGGGCTGATCCCGATACAGGATTATTGGAAGTGGCTTGTTTGCCCACAGGATTTATGAAAATCAGCCGAAATTGCATCAATAAAATGGTTGAGGCATATCCCCAACGGTATTATCACGATGCCGCTAAAGATGAACTTTTTTATGATTTATTTGGGCACATCGTAATTGATGACAAAAAATATGGCGAGGACTATAGTTTCTGTATGCGATGGGCTAAAATTGGCGGTAAAGTATGGTGTGATCCTGAGATAGCGATGGCTCACATTGGCTTAAAAGTTTTTAAAGGTCATTTAGGTAATTGGCTAAGAAATCGGTCTTAAAGGAAAGACAATGACAAACACATCTGTAATCCGCTTAAATGGTCGCACTTATGTGCTGTCATTAACTACAAGCGCATCCGCCGCACTTTTGATTACACCACAAGCAAACGATCAAACCAACTATGTGCATTTGCTAAACACAGGCACAGGTGTTGCTGCGATTGAATTGTCGAGCGGTGCAACATTTATTGATCCGGCAATTGCAGCATCGGGTAACGCAGGTTCGTATGTATTGCCCGCTGCAATGAATTATCCATTGGTTATCGCCGCCCCTGCTGGCCCTTTTTACATCAAAGGCATTAGTTCAGGTACTAACGTTCTCTATATTACCCCTGCACTCGCTGATTAAGGGCGATTTATGGCTAACGATACAGCCAAAACCAATACGATAAATATCGTTCCGGTTCAGGGCATATTTAACGAGGATCATTCTCTTGTTACATTAATTGGCCCTGCGGGAACGCCATTTGATGCCAATATTGATCCTAATCAATCAGGGCTAAACATTACCGCTAGTACGATTAATAGTACGGTAATTGGTGGCTCTGTGCCCGCTGCGGGTACGTTTACTAATATCAGCACCACAACAGGTCAAATTAGTACAACGCCTAACGCATCAACGGATATTGCAAACAAATATTACGTTGATTCTGTCGCACAAGGGTTAAACCTAAAAGCCTCTTGCTTAGTAGCAACAACGGCTAACTTGGCATCGTTGTCAGGGTTGCTAACGATTGATGGCGTAACGGTTGCGGCGGGTGATCGGGTATTGGTCAAGAATCAAACTCTATCGCAAAACAACGGCATTTATGTTGCAGCATCGGGTGCGTGGGCTAGATCGTCCGATATGGATACATGGGCGGAAGTGCCTAGCGCATTTACGTTTATCCAACAGGGATCGACTCAAGCCGACACGGGTTGGGTTTGTATCAGCGATGCGGGCGGTACATTAGGCACAACGCCTATCACATGGACGCAATTTGGCTCTGCGGGTAATTACATTGCGGGCGATGGTCTTGCGCTGACAGGCAATACATTCTCTGTACTGGCTAACGGTACAACGCTGAATGTATCGTCAAGCGGCGTTAAGATTTCCGATACTTACCCAGGGCAAACAAGCATTACAACGCTTGGAACGATTACCACAGGCATATGGAACGGCACAACGATTGCCATTGCAAATGGCGGCACAGGTGCTACAGATGCCACTACAGCCCGTTCTAACTTAAGTGCAGCCAAAAGCGGTGCTAACTCTGACATTACATCAATGTCGGGGCTTACAGGATCAATTAGCAGCCCAACTTACATTCAGATGGGCAGCGGATCAGGCACTACATTAGCAGCCGGACGCTTATGGTATGACCAAACAACGGGTTCATTGAACGCAGGGATGGGTGGTGGCAACATCACTCAGCAAATCGGCGAAGAATTGTTTGTGTATGGCAAGGCATCGGCAGCAATTACTGATTCGCCTTTGCAAGCCGTTGTAAAGACGGGCACGGTAGGCTCAAGCGGCGTTATTACATTTGCTCCGGCTACTGCGGGGATTACTCATGCCGATGTGTTTATCGGTATGGCTACAGAAAACATTGCTACTAACGGATTTGGTCGTATTACATCGTATGGTGTGATACATGGCATTACAACAAACGGTGCTGCATACGGCGAAACATGGGCAGATAACGATGATATTTGGTACAACCCGACAACAGGCGGATTAACCAAAACCGAACCCGTTGCGCCTGGCATCAAAGTTAAATTGGGTACTGTTATTAGTGCCGGAAGCGGCGGATCAGGATCATTTCAAGTATTGATCAATTTAGGATCAACGCTTGGTGGCACGGATTCAAACGTTCAATTTGGCACACTTGCTAACAATGATCTAATTCAATATTACGCAGCGGGCGGCTATTGGCGCAACATTGCACCTAGTTCGGTTACAGGCGTAGGATCGGTTGCTAACGCTGTTACGTTTAACAATAGCGGTACAGGTGATGCATCCGGTGCTACGTTTAACGGAAGTGCTGCCAAAACTGTGTCTTACAACACATTAGGCGCACCTAAAGCAGACGGTACAGGTGCAAGCGGTACTTGGAGCATTAGCATTAGCGGCAATGCTGCAACTGCAACAACCGCAACAAGTGCAACAAGCGCAACAAGCGCAACAACTGCTACTAATTTAGCGGGCGGAGGTGCGGGTTATGTTCCATATCAGTCCGGATCAGGTGCTACTAGTTTTGTTGCTGCTGGCACTATTGGTTATGTGCTAACTTCAAACGGTACAAGTGCCCCAACATGGCAAGCGGCTGCGGGCGGTGTATCTTTTTCGGACGATACCACTACTAACAGCACACGCTATCCCTTGTTTTCCACAACAACAAGCGGATCAGCATCAACGATTTACACAAGTTCGACTAAATATCAATACAACCCAAGCACAGGCGTTTTAACCGCCACAGGGTTTAGCGGATCGGGCGCATCGTTAACATCGTTGAGCGCATCCAACATATCAGCGGGAACGCTTGGTGTAGCGTATGGTGGTTTAGGTATTACGACAACGCCATCAAACGGCTATATCCCGATTGGCAATGGCACAAACTATACTGCGGCTGCAATTACTGCGGGCACAGGCATTACTGTTACAAACGGTGCGGGATCGATCACAATTGCGTCAACAGCTACAGGCGCAACAATTAGTGACGATACGACAACAAACGGCACTAGGTACATTAACTTTACGGCTGCAACGAGCGGGTCGTTAAGCACAATTTATACATCATCAACAAAGTTAAGCTACAACCCGTCAACGGGTGCACTTAGTTCTCCAAGCGTAATTGGCACAACTTCAGTCACAACGCCTTTGTTGCAATCATCTGCTAGTAATTTAGCAATTACGGCATCAACCGGAGTTGTTGATGCAAGCAATAATACGTTGGGGTTAAGAATCCCGATTGGCACTACTGCACAACGAGACCCATCACCTACAAACGGTGAAATAAGAATGAATACCACAACAGGTTTTCCTGAGTGGTATAGCACAGCATCGTCCGCTTGGGTTGCTTTCAACCAAGGTTTGCCTTATACAATTTCTTATTTAGTTGTTGCAGGTGGTGGCGGAGGCGGAGGCACATTTTCGGGCAACTCCGCATCCGGTGGTGGCGGTGCAGGTGGTTTGCTTGCGGGCACAACGCAATTAGCTACATCAACAACTTATGTCATTACCGTTGGTGCAGGTGGATCGGGCGGTACAAACGCAAGTTCCGGTGGCGGGCCAAGCCCAGGTTCAAATTCAAACCTTGGCTCTCTTGTTGCTGCGACAGGCGGTGGCGGAGGCGCAAGTACATTTGTTGGCGCAACGTCCGGAGGTTCGGGCGGCGGCGGGCGGTCAGGCGGAAGCGGTGCGAGTGGAACATCAGGCCAAGGTTATGCGGGCGGCGGTAGCGCAAACCAAGCCGGAGGTGGCGGCGGTGGAGCAGGCGCAGTTGGCGGCTCAGGAAGCGGCACAACAGGCGGAAACGGCGGAGCAGGTGCAGCATCGTCTATTACAGGCTCTAGCGTCACATATGCAGGCGGGGGCGGCGGAGGCGCAAACTCCGGAGGATCGGGCGGCGGTGGAGGCTCGGGCGGAGGCGGCACAGGATCAACAGGATCAGGTTCGGCAGGCACAGTTAACCTTGGCGGCGGCGGTGGCGGCTGTGGAAATGACTCTAATGGCGGAGCAGGTGGTTCAGGCGTTGTTATTCTTTCTATTCCTACTGCAAATTACACAGGTATCACAACAGGTTCGCCAACAGTAACAACTAGCGGTAGCAATACTATTTTGAAATTTACATCATCAGGAAGTTATTTAGGATAAGTTATGGGACATTACGCAAAAGTACCAACAATTACAGATGGGCAAGGGACTGTTGAAGATGTAATTGTTGCTGATGAAGCATTTATTCAAACAGGGTTAGTTGGCGATCCTTTGACATGGATTAAAACTAGCTATAACACCCGTGGCGGCATTTATTACATACCGAACACAAACACACCCGATCCTGATCAATCTAAAGCATTGCGTGCTAATTATGCGGGGATTGGATACACATACGATTCAATAAACGATGTGTTTTATGCGCCAAGGCCATCAAATCAAACAGGCGTGTTTTATAGTTGGACAGTAAGCGCACCTACTTGGTTATGGCAGCCGCCTATTCCATATCCTAATGATGGAAAAGATTATTATTGGGATGAACAAACCCAAACTTGGGTTTTGATACAACCTTAAAAATTAATTAATAACATGAGCACATTAAAATTTGATGCAACATCAGGCGGATCTGTGTCATTGGTAGCCACAGATTCAGCAAGCAATTATGCAATTAATGTGCCAACAAGTAATGGTATTTTGTTATTGGAAGATTCTGCTACGGGTGCAGCATATATTGCATCAGGAACAACAGCACAACGGCCCGCAAGCCCTGTTTATGGAATGATTAGATATAACTCTACTTTGGGCTATCCTGAATGGTACAACGGCACAAGTTGGGTTTTGCTTTAAGGAAAAATTATGGGTTCAGTAGTATTTCAAGCACCATCGGGCGGATCAACATCATTAATTGGTGAAGATACTGCATCTACGATTTCTATTACTGTACCTGCTAAAAACGGGCTTTTAGTATTGTCTGATAAAGCCACAGGTGCGACAACGATTCCATCGGGCACATCTGCACAACGTCCAGGCACACCCGTTGTTGGGATGATGCGTGCTAACACTACTACAAATGTAGTAGAGTTTTATAACGGCACAGGTTGGGCTGTTGTTGGTGCTTATCAAGTGTCTATGTTAGTTGTGGGTGGCGGCGCAGGCGGGGGCGCAGGAAACGGAGGCGCACCAGGTGGCGGGGGCGGTGTTTTATCCGGCACAACATTATTAAATTCAGGTGTTACATATACTATTGTTGTTGGCGCAGGTGGTGCAGGTGGCACTTATGTTTACAACGGCGCAGCAGGTGTTGATAGCACTTTTAATTCTTATATTGGTAGCGGTGGCGGCAAAGCATACATTTATGCATCCGGTGGCCCAACAGAGCATAAAGCGGGGTCAGGTGATTCAACAACTTTTTATGAAACATCCGGCGGAGCAGGCGGGGCAGGGGCAAACGGATCAAATAGCACGCCAAGCACGCAAGGCGGTACAGGCGGTGCAGGTCTTGCTAATTCTATAACCGGATCAAGCGTTACTTATGCCGGAGGTGGCGGCGGGGGCGGATCGCAAAACGTGCCAGGCGGAACAGGCGGGACGGGCGGCGGTGGAACAGGCGGAGGTATTACAACGCCTGCAACAGCCGGAACAGTTAACACAGGATCGGGCGGCGGTGGCGGCACAACAGCGGTATCAAGCGGATCGGGTGGATCAGGCGTTGTTGTTTTGTCTATCCCAACGGTGCAATATACCGGAACAGTTACGGGTTCGCCAACAGTAACAACTAGCGGATCAAATACGATTGTTAAATTTACTAGCAGCGGCTCATATACCGCATAGGACAAATTATGTCAGTTTACTTATCTCCAATTGGCGGTGCAGGCGCACAGTTTTTTAGCAACACAGGACAGCCATTAAACGGTGGTTTGCTTTATACCTACACAGCCGGAACATCCGCCCCTGAAGCTACTTACACAACAAGCGCAGGCAATATTGCCAACTCAAATCCTATTGTTTTGGATTCGTATGGCCGTCCGCCAAATCAAATTTGGTTAACGGGTGGAGTGCGTTATAAGTTTATTTTGAAAGATTCATCTGCCGTACAAATTTGGTCAAACGATAACATTCCTGGTATTAACGATCCGGCATAAATCATGGCTAACTTTACTTGGAAAATACTCGATGTATTGGCAACCGATGAATTAATCACGGGTGCTAGATATTACGTTAAAGCGTACGTTGATGATTTGTCGGTAGATACCGAAGGATATTGGACATTTTCCGATCAAATTATCAAAGTACCGTTTAGCGATGTAACAGAGGAAATGATTGCTCAATGGATAGAAAATGAATCTATCCAAGATGGCGTAAGCGTCATAAAATCTAATTTAGAGAAACAATTGGCTTATTTGGGATCGCAAAAACCAACGATTCCGCCGTGGAAGCCACAAGTATTTACACCTAAGATTTAGGAAAAATTATGGCTTTACCAATAGATATTATCAGCCGTGCATTAAGAGATATTGGTGCATTGGAAGCGGGGGAAAGCCCAACGCCTGAAGCTGCACAAGATGCGTTTGATACATTGAATGACATGATAGATCAATGGTCAAACGAAGATATGATGGTGTTTTATAAAAACGAAATTGTGTTTCCTATTGTGCCAGGTCAAACACAATATACCATCGGCCCAGGCGGACAATCTAATGCTGTTGTAACGGGTTCTATCTCAGGTACAACTTTAACTATTACGGCAATTAGTCAAGGCGCAATAACTATTGGTCAAACCATTACGGGCACGGGTATCGCTGCCGGAACAACGATTGTTGGGTTTTTGACAGGCGCAGGCGGCAACGTAAATGAGACAGGTACATATACCGTCAACATTTCGCAAACGGTTGCATCTACAACGATTACGGCATATTACCAACGCCCGTTAGTGATTAATTCTGCATTTGTTAGGATTAACACAAACTCCAACGGTCAACCTGTTGTAAACGGTGGGTTGGATTATCCGGTTGCCGTGTTGAACCTTGAAGATTATGAAATGATTGGTTTAAAGACAATGAACGGCCCGTGGCCAAAAGCATTGTATTACCAACCATCAGAATTGCTAGGAAACATTTTTGTGTGGCCAAACCCATCACAGGGTGAAATGCACTTGTTTGCTGACAACTTGTTTAGTCGATTTACAACAATGTATGACAACATAAATTTGCCACAAGGCTATTCAATGGCGTTGCGGTGGTGTTTGGCTGAACGATTGATGCCTATGTATGGCAAAAACAATCAAACGCAAATTGCAATGATTGCAAGTTTGGCAGCGCAAGCTAAAGCTACGGTCAAGCGTACCAATATGCGCCCAACACAATCTGCACGATTCCCTGACGCATTGCTTGTAAGCAGGCAGCGTGACGCAGGTTGGATTTTGTCAGGTGGTTTCTTTAGATAAGGATAGGCGATGCCTGATTTTGGTTTTGTTGGCCCATCTTACGAAGCACCTAGCATTTACCAAGATGCACAGGAATGTATTAACTTTTATCCTGAGATTGATCCGTTAAAACAGCCTGGTGATCGTGGCGTTGTTGCGTTATATCCTACGCCTGGACTAGTTAAGCTTGCACAATTGAACGAAGCTCCCGTGCGTGGGATGCGGGCGTTATCAGGCGGTAATTATTTGGTGATTGTGTGCGGCGATAAGGTTTATTCCGCATTAAGCGTAGATTCAATAACTCAAATTGGAACGCTGAACACATCTACAGGGCCTGTATCTATTACAGACAACCAAACCACAGATAACGGGCTTACGGCATATATTGTTGATGGCGGTGATCGTTATACATGGATTGCAGATACAAACACATTTGCGGTCTTGCCTGACACAGATGGCCCGTGGCAAGGCGCAAACATTTGCGATACTGTGGATAACTACATTGTTTACAACCAACCAAACACGCAAAATTGGGCGTGCTCAGACCTTGGTTTGGCTGTTAGCACAACAGGTTATTTTGGATCAAAAGACGGATCGCCTGATAACTTAGTGTCATTTATTGTTGACCATCGGCAAGTGTATTTGCTTGGTGAAGTAACGTCCGAAGTATGGGTAGACGTTGGTAATGTAATCACAGGCATTACATCTTTTCCGTTTCAGCGTGTGCCAGGCACATCATTGCAGCATGGTATTGCGGCTAAGTTTTCAATTGCTCGATTTGCTGAACAATTCTTGTTTGTATCGAAAGACACAAGAGGACAAGCAATTATTGGCGGCATCCAAGGCTATCAATTTCAACGAGTTTCAACCCATGCTGTTGAACAATCATTGGTTGGCAAAGTAATTTCCGATGCGATTGCTTATAGCTATCAAATTGAAGGCCACGAATTTTATGTAGTTACATTTCCGACTGCCGATCTAACTTGGGCATACGATTTGACTACTAAGATGTGGCATAAATGGCTGTCTATTGATGAGCAAAGTGTCTACCATCGGCATCGTTCTAATTGCGCTGCGTTTTTCCAGGGCGTTAATTTAGTCGGTGACTATGAAAACGGAAAAATCTATAAATTAGACCAAACTGTATATACAGAAGATGGCAACAAAATCCGTAGATTGCGCCGTGCTCCGCATCTTACATCAGACTTACAACGCCAATACTTTGATGAATTGCAAATTCAGTTTCAACCAGGCGTAGGCTTAAACGGGCAAACTTTTGTTAATCAAAATTTAAGCCCAACAAGTTTAATTATTGGCCCATCAGCCACAGAAACGGTTGATCCAACAGAAATCATTAATATTTACTATGAATTTAGTATTAATACAGAAACGCTTGGGGCAGAGCCTAAAGCAATGCTGCGTTGGTCTAATGATGGCGGCAGCACTTGGTCAAACGAACATTGGGTAAGCATTGGCAAAATTGGACGGTATAAGAATCGTGCAATATGGCGGCGTTTGGGCATGGCACGGGATCGTATTTTTGAAGTAGTTGTTAGCGATCCAATTAAAGCTGTGATTGTGTCGGCTAACCTTAAAGGTAGCGTTGGGGACAACTAATGGCCACAGCACCCAATACCAACATCATTTTCCCGCAAAGCCCATTTCTTGATCCTATGACGGGCAGGCCTGCACGGGAATGGATGATGTGGCTAATGAACCCAAGTTATGTTGGGGTAAACGTTTCTAACCTTGTGCCTGTTGTGTATGGCGGAACAGGATTAAGCACTATTCCTGCAAATGGACAATTATTGATTGGCAATGGCACGGGATATTCATTAAATGTATTAACAGCCGGACAAGGCATCACCGTTACTAATTTATCAGGCGGAATTGCTATAAAAGTTACTGATACAGCCGTAACAGCGGGGACATACGGTAATTCTAGCAATGTGCCTACATTAACTGTAAACAGCCGTGGTCAATTAACAGCGGTAACAACATCACCTATTACAGTTACAAGCAGCAACGTAGTTGGCGGCGCAACAGGAACGTTTAAATCCGGTGATGCGGTGCAAAAAACAATTACCGTAACAAACGGCATTATTACGAGCATTGTGTAATGAGAGACCAAGCCATTTCTATGCTGTATGAATCAGTAAAGGATAGGCTAACTATTTCTTTAAATGACTTTAATAAATGTTTGGTTGATTGGGAAATTATCCCGTTGCGTCAAAACGATGAAGTAATTGGCGCAATTATGCAAAAAGGGCACGAATTGCATATTGGATACGGAAAACCATCAAAAGCATCTATTAGGGGACATTTGATGGCATTGAAGAAAGTAATAGATAAATACGGATATGCAACAACATCGGTTTTAAAAGACAACCCCAAAGGTTTAAATTTCTGCAAAAGATTGGGTTTTATTGAATTAGGGCAAGAAAGCGATAAAATCCTACTTAGATGCTATCGGAGCAAATATGTACCATAAAGTATACCTATCCCGCCGCCAAACTAAGGCGATGTCTATTGATCATCCTATCGGCGATCCTACGGGTGGCGCAGCGTATCGTGAAATGCGTGATCCTGTTTCCGCTGCCGTTATGGTTGGCGGTCAATTGCTTGGAAGTGCTATTTCCGGTAGCGCAGCATCATCAGCCGCATCTAAACAAGCACAAGCCGCTAAAGAGGCATCGGCAGCGCAACGAGAAACAGCGGAACGTAACGCTGTTGTATTGCGAGATATTGCTGATCGCCAAATGAGTAATTTGGGCGGCATATATGGGCAATCCCAAGCGTATACAGCACCGTTTATTACGACAGGCACAAACGCAGCCGCAAAGCTAAACGAATTGGTTAATTCGGGTTATTTCAGCCAACCATTTACGGCGGCTGATCTTAAATCTAACCTTGCGCCTAATTATGAGTTTATGCTTAATCAGGGTTTGGGTGCTACAAAGCAAGCCCTAAACGTTGGTGGTGGCGGCTCTAACATTGCAAGGGGCGCAACAAAGTTTGCCGAAGATTATGCAGGTAATGCTTATCAACAAGCATTTAACAATTGGCAAGCGCAGCGCAACAACATATTTAGCACATTGTCAGGCATTGCAGGTTTAGGCACAACGGGTACAGGTCAAGCAATCAATGCAGGTAATGTATACGGTTATACCGGAACTGGTCTAACAACAGGCGTTGGTAAAAACATTGCTGATTTGTTGACAGGCGGTGCAGCGGCAACAGCGGCAGGTATTACCGGATCAGCACAAGCGGGTGCAGCGGGCGATGTTGGCGTAGCAAATGCCTTAACGGGTGGAATTACTAACGCAGGTCAAACATACGCATTAAGCCAATTGCTTAAACCCAAAACCGGATCGCCATTGCAAAACGCTCAAAATGCAATGAATCAATATGGCGCAGAAAACGTCTATGGATTTGGTGGACAAGGTGTTGTGCCTAGTTCAGTTGCTGATTATGCGTTTTAAGGAATAAATATGGCAACATCTTATGTAGACCCAACCATTCCTTTGGCTGCAAAAGCACCACAAGGATTATCATCTTTAGGTGATATGTTAAATATTGCCCGTGGCGCACAAGCATATCAACAAGCGGAACAAATGAATCCGATTGCGTTGCGACAAGCAGAGGCGCAAGCAGGTGCGGCTGAACTTGGGTTGAATCAAAAGCAATTAAGCATTGTTGGCGGGATGCTAACAGGGTTGGAAAACTCGGACGCATTTAAAAACGGCGATGCGGCAGGGATGAAAGCACAATTAGGTGTTGTGCAAAACATTCTTGAAGCTAATAAGATTCCTACGCAAAAGACGTTTGGCGTAATCAACGATTTGTTAAAAAACAATAATATTGAAGGCGTAAGATCAACGCTTTCAAACTTGCGTAATGGCTTGGTTAGCAACGAAACGCAATTTAGTTCTGCATTGCCACAACTTACAACATCCGGTGGACAACCCGCAACATTTGCACAAAGCGGGCCACAATCAGGGCAAATCAGAACGCCAAATTACCCAGGCGTTACGACAGGGCAAACAGCACCACCACAAGCTGCGCCTGTAAACGCTCCCGCAGGTGTTGCTACAGGTGTTCCGGTGCAAGAGCCAACAACGCCACAAGCTGCGCCATTGCCAAATGCGCCCGCAGGTCAACCGCCCGCAGGTGGTGTTACGCCTCAAGCAATGGGTATGCCGCCTGAAACTGTAGAGTTAAGCAAACCCGTGCCGCCACAACATCCGGTGCGCCGCCCTGGTGCGCCTGGTAGTACTATGCCTATTTTGGCTAATGAAGCAAGAGATACAGAAGTTAATTTGGGATATAAAAACGGGTTACTTAGTAGGCAAACAGAATTGCCAACAGCCCGCCGCAATATTCAAGAAACATTGAAAGTTGCTGGTGAACTTGAGAATCAAAGTTGGTTTAAAACAGGTGCGCCCGCTGACATTGAACGCAAAGTGCGTCAATTTTTTGGTGAAGAACGTTACAAGCAATTAAGTAAAGACCTTGCAAACATTCAGATTTCTAACATCCGTGCACAAGGCGGATCAATGGATACTGTTGGCGGTCAACAATTAATGAAATTGGCAAACGGTGATGAAACTTATCCGCCTAAAGTATTGATTGGAATTG